TCTAGTTAGTAAAGCTCCTCCTTGCTTAACGTCCATAACATACTGATACTGAGGTTGACCAGATTCTGTAGATGTAATCGTATACAACAAATGAGTATATGTTGCATTAGGATACGGTGGTTGTGCGTTTACTGTTATCATTATTTTCTAAATACTTTTTCGAATTGACTATCTAAATATTTTTCTAAAGCTTTATCTGTCTTAGCATTAAATCTTGTTTCTTCCCAAGCATCATTAATAAATGGTTGAGCAGCCATTTTATATGTACCGCTGTTAACGTATTGACCATAGTACAGCATATCTACGCCGGATTTAACCGTCTCTCCGCTTATATCTGCAAACGTCTTTATACTATCTTTAAGAGCACCATATTTAGGAGGCTGAGGACCTTTATCCCTAACTGGTACTAAACGTTTAAGATTATTCTCAAACTCTTTACCGAATGCCTTTAAAGACTGTAATAATGCTTCTTTCTCTGTCATTATGGGTTACAAGTATTAGGTGATGCACAAGTTAATGAACCAGACATTATTTCTACTCTCTTAATTGCATTAGGATTAGTAGGATCGTAATCCGGTGTTCCTGGTATTGCTTTATTTCCATACATTACTATAAAGTCATTTCTTTCATCTACTCCATGTATGTTACCGAAGTAAGAATAATATCTTTCTACTGTATTGTTTGGTTGTAAACTTTCTGGTGTAGTTAATTCTTTATTATCCCATACTGATGCTCCTATAAAGTCATTTATAGTTATTGCACTACCTGATATAGTACATCCGTAAGGAGGATTAAAGTCTGCTGCACTACCGGTTGGATATTCACTAGCAATATATATTGTAGTAGCTCCTCCAGAACCACCTCCACATTGACTATTCATTTGATCTGTTCTATTTTGAATAGCTTCATTTAATGTAGCTTTTTCTGCTTCTAAAGCACTATCGTAGAACCTTACTGGCCAAGGATAAGCTGGTTTAGAACTAGCTGATTCTATATCTCCATAATAGTAAGCTCCTGATTGATCATCTCTAACAAATCCTCTTACATATAATGTACTATTTATACCAGTTTCTAAACTATACTCCCAAGGATTTAATCCTATTTGACTAGAAGTATATGAATTACCTTCCATCATTGCAGTTGCATTAGATCCAGTACTCCATTGGAATCCATATTGATCAAAGTTTCTACCTGCAAAGTCATCTACCTGAGCACTAATTAATGAACTACTAACTGTTTGTGGTATAGATGTCCTAGTTTCTATTATTGGGAATGCACAAGGTACTAAAGTATTAACAATGTTACTAGCTGTAAATTGCATCCATTCAATATCTATTGCTGCATAAGAAGGAGTAGCTGCTACTGATTCACTACCATAAGCTAATCTATAAGCAGATCCATCTGATATAGCTGAACCTGTATATATGTTTGTTAAGCCTTCATTAGAGTAAACTGATTTACCTACTATTCTATCTGGCCATACAGGATCTGTATCTCTCCAATCAACATAAACACTTTCGAAGTTTAGTGATTGAGATAAGTCACAACTTCCTGACAACGACCCTGATTGATTGTTATGATCTATTTTAAATTCAAAGTAGACCGGAGCTGCCGTTGGTGACGGAGTCGGAGTTGGAGGAACTGTAGGTAGTGGTGTAGCCGTTGGCGTAGGACTAGTAGTAGGTGTAGGTGTTGGACTACCTCCTGGTGTACTTGTCGGAGTAGCTGTTGGCTGAACCGGAGTTGATGTTGGTGTACCCGTTGGAGTACTTGTAGGTGTAGAGGTTGGAGTACTAGTTGGAGTCGACGTTGGTGTGGCTGTCGGAGGCGGTGTTGCTGTTGCCGTAGGCCATACTTGTGGATAGTCACAATAGTTCCAATTGAAAGGTGTAGCAACTTCAATAGTTGCAACCCATCCAAACACTCTATCTTGAAATGCTTCATTAACCGGACTTAAGTCGGTCATTGATATTTCGTATACTTGTTGACGTTCTGCTGGTCCAAAATTAAACCAAGCAATTGTGTCATATATTCTTTGTTCTGTTTCTGATAAAACTCTAACTGGTGATTGATCCGATAAAGACGGAACATCCATAGAGTATAATTCAAATGCTAGACTTCTTACTTTATCTACTACACCTGGTGATGATATAGGTCTAAGATAAACATAAGGATAATTTTTATTTACGGCATTAGCGTCTAAAAAATCTATAGTACCGGTATCAAATGTAGCAACTGCAATAGAGGCATTAGTAGCAGCCTGAAACTGTTCTATAATATCTCTATATGTTAAATTATTTTTTGGGTAACTCATGATCGTTTCATAGTTTGTATTGCCTGTTTCTCTAATCTTTGTACTTCAGCATTATAATCTTTATCTATCTCTAAATAGTTCATAGCAGTTAGAAAGTTTACGTCAGTAATGGATTTGTCTCCTGTAATTTGTAATATACCGGACTTAGAGAGGTTGTAAAGAGTCCCCCACCAGCCCCAGTGGTTAGAGAAAGAAGATCCATCTGATCCTTCATCATCTCCTTGTGTATTGTCTTTGTTATTTTCTTCTCCAAAAAAAGAATATTTGTCGAGTAGAGATTTACGGTCGACAAAAAAAAACTAAGAGCTCCTAAAAATATATGTGCTGGAAAGTCTTTAAATGTTTCTTCTACTTGCTTACGTTTATCTGAGTCATACTCTTCTGTCTTATACCAATCAAAAACATTCTCTACTTTATTCTTTAACATTTTTATTTTTTGTTTGATATGAAACTCTAAAGATTTAAATCTATGTGACTTGATAGGACGATAAAATATCGCTGCTACTTTGTGAGCATTAGCTTCAAAATCCTGTACTAAGTTTTCTAAGTCAATATACTCTCCTAAGGTAGAGGCTTTTACTGGTGAATAACCGTACAATACACCGTTCCATTCAATGATAGAGTGGAACTCCTGCTTGTGATCTACAATCTCACTAAAGTGGTTAGCTAGATCTGTTAAAGATGAGAGAGACCATTTACGGACATCACTCTTTTCCTTACCTGTTATAGCAGATACAGTGTGTACTAGCCTACCAAAATTACTATCACCCTTATAACCGTTCAGTTTTACGTACTGATCTATGGTTAAATAATCGGGTAATGTGATATCGAAAGAAGTATTTGACATAAAAATAAATATTTAAATAAGTTTTTAACGGGTGGGTAATGTAAATCTTTGTTTGCCTACTTTAGATTGGAGGGTTTTTATCTTAATCGGCTTACGATCCATGAAGGCGACCCGCGAATAATTGGCTAACATCAACGAATCTATGTGATCATCCTTGTATCCGGTAGCGTGACTAAACGTTAATTTACCGTTAGGACTTAATTTGTATGTATAAGAACCAAATTCACGATGAAGAGCCGGTAGTAAATCACGAGTTGGTAACTCGACATTCATTGATTCTATATCAGATATTAGTTTACGAACTAGGTCAGTCTTACGGTCTTGGGTCATATAAAATTCTTTTATACGTCGGAAGTGCGGACGAATCAGATCGGCCATTGCCTTTCCTATACCGTTACACTCTATAAGACCTCCGATGATGTTGTATTGTTTCATTATAGAGGTATACTTAGAGGCAATCTCCTGTAACGACAGGTTATTTAGCGTCTCTACATTAAGAACGGTACCGACTGGTGATAATATAGACAATACAGAAAAATCATCTGTTAGACCGGTATCTATTCCAATGAAGGCATCCTGCCTTCTGGTCTGGAAGCTAGTAATCGTAGAGACTTTGTCTATACCTATAAACACATCATTGTTAGAATCTACAAATTCTGCTTCAAACTCTTGTTTAAAAATGTCGGGTGGTAGGGATTTTTTAGCCTCACTAACCAAGATATTCGATACATAAGGACATTCGGTTAGAGGAAACTTAAAAGCAACCACACCTTCTTTGTTGTACCAATTGTAAAAATGGTTCTTACCCTTGGGTGTTGATATCATTAAACATTTTTTACCGGACGGGTTCAATGTAGGAAGTATAGCCGTACCTAAAGCCGTCTCTTTAATAAAGGCAGTCTCATCTAAGATAAGATGTGTGAACCTAAATCCTCTAATGTTATCCGGAGAATCTGAAGATAAGAACTTTATAGTAGAACCGTTTATAAACGTTATGGTACCTTCCATACGATTGGAAGCCGATACTAAGTTTTCAGCCGTAGTCACTATTTGATCCATAACCGATTTAGCTTGAGAGTAAACAGGACTAATCCATCCTCCTTTTTGTGAAGGTTTCTGCAATAGCCAATATAATAATAAATTTATTCCTAATAATGTCTTACCCGATCCCCTAGGTGCTGCTACTACCCCAAATAACTCTTTAGTAGATGCAAACTTATCTATAAACTCTTTTTGTTTTTTATACGGTGTAAATAAAGTAATGTCCATATATGTGTTTTGTTAGGTCGGTAAAGGCCGGGTTTGTTATTCTGAGACTAAATCAAGAATTGTAGAGATAAAACTTTACGTCTACAGTAAACCCATTGACAACTTCTATCAATTTAAAATCTTTATAAGTTTTTTCTATGTAAGGGGTAAACCTTCTGCTTACTACATGATCATTGCCGGTACTATCTTCATCCATAGCATATATTAAAACCATCTTACCTATCTTAAATAACTTATCTAAATACTTCTTGTATACCTTCTCTTCAGTAAGGTGGTAGAGTACATCCAGACTAATGGCCATATCCTTCTTCTTAAATTGTGACTCCCTTGAATAGAACGTATATGCCCCATTATCTTTAAACTTATGTATACATCTATCACGAGCAGATTTACTAACGTCATATCCAAAGTATTCCGGAACATCTATTAGTTGTATATTATTACCATCACCATGTCCTAAATCATTGATGGTGGTTATGTTATATTTTTTAATCAGAGAGTTTATTACATCGGCCTTATATACGGCTGAGTTACCATATGATCCAGTACCACTAGTACCTCCTTGACTGTATCTATCTTCCCAGAATTGTTTACTGCTAAACTTCTTCACCAAACTTTAAATTAATTTGTTGTACGGCCACTAAATGTTTCTGTACATCATTGCCTGAGTACTTCATTATCTGGTCTATTGCTTTCTGTCTTATGGCCGGATTGTTATCCATTAGTAGGTTTCTTAACTCCTCTTGTGCTGGGTGTAATAGTCCTTCTAGTTTATTTCTCCATACCTCTTCATATTGGTCTTTAGCCTTCATCCAATAGTTAAGGTAGGTAGGTACACTTTTATCTCCGTAGGTATCTTTACAATACTCAATCCATTTGGCTTGGGTGATACCATTCTCTGCCTTGTATCTTAGTTCACCACATTTAGCAACCCTATTCTCGATATCGACATTCGATAATCGATTAGTTGTATGTGTGGAGGAAGATTCCACGTTATCTCCTATGTTTCCTTGGTTCTCCATATCATATCCATATCCTATAAATATATATTATAACTTTTTTAGTACCCTTTGGTAGACACGTTTATTTAACTCTGGCTTATATAGCTTAATATAATACTCCTCTCTCTGTAATCGTTGTACTGGATACTCTATATACTCTAATACTGTCCACTCTTTGAACAAACCTTCATACTACCAGTCTTCAAAACATTCGTAATCACCTACCCTATAGGATTCAAACGTAACTAAGTCAACCCATATACGTTTACTGTCTACTCTCAGGTAATACATTCCTGTATTATAGTCTATATCTCCTCCGGTTATAGTACCACAGATTAACTCATCCTTAGTACATGAACTAAATGATAATAACAATGCTAATAATAATAATACTCTTCTCATATCTTATCTTATTTTTATATATACAATATACGAATTTTCTACCAGACTACCAACTAAAGTGACAGTTTTTTTCTATATGAACTAGGTACTATTAACGGCCATTTCTCCTTCTTATATCTATCGAGTATCTCATTATAATCGTATTTAAACCCTTTTTGTTTAAACATG